GTATTTTATAACAGCGCGTATTATAATTTACATCCATTATAGCAATGTAATATAATATAATATAATATAATACAACAATTATATTATATTCAAAAATTATTTATTATTTATTTTTTATTTTTCAAAGGAGTAAACGTTTGCGTTTTATATTCAATAAACGCCCACATTATAATATTGAATATACATACGCTTCTAATGAAATTACTTTGATTTCGAGAAAATATCAATATCAAATTTAAAATAATCAAACAATTAATAAAAGATATAAAATATTTATTATCATTATACAATTTCCTTTTATATGGCACATATTTAGGATTTGATCCTAATACGTAATTTGGCTCTATTAATTTTTTATCGAAGTAATTTATTATACACTCATATTTAAAAATTAATTTTAATACTATTAATAATGAAATATACATCGCATAATAAATATCATATTTTTTTGGCATTATAAATACGTAAAGGCATAAAAAAAATTCACACAACATGTGGCTGACGTAACTTAGCATTAAATATGTATTTTTATATTCCGTCTTCATATATAATACGGCAATATAATAAAAGTCAACATATTTTTACTTTCTATTTTTACTTTTTACTTTTATCGATTTATTCAAAATTATGAGATTGTATATTTTTACTATAAATACTATAACAATCAAAATTATAACAAAAAATAATATTTTTGAAAATATATATAATATAGAATACCCTGGTTCTACGTTTTGATCCATATTCAAAAGTTTTAAAAATATTTTGCCGGATTGTTTTGTGTAACGTACTATAAAATTGTCATCAACTCCCCACGAATTCGAATTTTCGGTATCAGGAAACAATTGGTAGCATAATGGTATATAATATGTATATCGATGATTCAACCAAATTCCTAAATCATCCCAATCTGTCATATTTTCTTGTTTATGATTCAATATGATATCTTTCATTTTACTATTGTAAATAACCGCATGTGCGCCTCCAGACAATATTGGTCTATAGTTATAATAATCATATGGAATTTGTAACATTGGCGCACAACCTAACAAATAATAATACGGCTTGTAATTATTATTTTTTAAAAATGATATAATATTATTTTTATGAAAATGTTCTTTTATTTTTGTACTAAAAATAAAATCATCTTCTAATACCAAAATATTACCATAATTCATTTTTTTAGAATGTTTTAAAATTTGTAAATTTACATCAATTAAATCCGATACGCTATTTTGTATAAATTCAGATTTTACACATTTTTTAAATCCGTCATTGTATACAATATAAATAATTTTTGTTGGTTGATACTCTTGTAGTTGTTCTTGGATACTGTTGATACGACCATTATCTTTTAAATGAATTATATACGTTGCTTCAACAATATCTTCAAAAAACCCATTGTTATTTGTAATTTTTTTAAAAGTATAGCAGTGTAAATTTTCCTCCATATATTATATTATATATACAAATATATATTTACATTCGCAAAATTTTTCTATTTTTATACGTAATATACAAAATAAATAAAATTGTGATTATCCCAATTAACATATTTATTTCGTCGTGTATTCTAATTATTTTATAGTCTTCGTATATTTTTTTTAGAATATCATAACTGTTTTTTCCTAACGTATTTGTAATTATATCTTTTGTATTATAACCTACAGCGTTATTTAAAAAAATATAAAAATACCTCATAATAATAAATACAAAAATTATTAAAAATATATTTACCAATTTACTTCTATATCCCGCTATAATAATAGACATAGTTAAAAAAAACGAAAATACTGTATCTCCTATTTTACTATAATCAATTGAACTTGTAGTATTTTTATTCATACTGCCTGCTAATTCTTTAAAATCATCTAATGTAGTAGTATCACCACAAGTATAATTTTTATAATGAATATATTTATAGAAATAAGATATAGGGCATTCATGATAGCATAATAGCCAAGACAACTGTACGCAACTCAAAAATATAAAATAAAAATAGTCATATAATACATTACTAGGGAAGATAAATGCGTAAAATGAATAACAAAATGCTAGTGACAAATGAATTATAGCTATTATTTTGCCTATCATATATACATTATATTTATATATTATTTATATATTATTTACAACTGGGATTTGTGATAAAAATAAGTAAAATATAACCATAATATTATAGCACCAACGCATATATAAGGAATATCATTTTTCTTATTTCTAAATATAACAATACCCAAAGTTCCCAAAATTAAAATAGCCTTTAAAAGAATCGTAATTTTATTATGATAAATTTTATAATGAGGTATCCATTTAGGGTTGTCTCCTAATTTATAGTTTGGATTTATTAATGTTTTTTCATAATAGCTTACAATACATTCATTCTTCAGTAACCCCCAATGTATAGTTTGTAAAAAAACAAAACCACAATAATAAATATCATACATTGGATTAAATAAAAATATATATGACATACAAAATGCGTCAATAAAAAAATGAATTAATTGTACTATTGCTAATAATACATTTGGTTCTGACATATATATATTCTTTTAAAAAAGTATAATATAATTTTTTGATTATATAAATTATATTATATTATCTACCGGTCCAGATCTTTACTATTGGCGACGGTATTCGTTTTTTAGAAAGATCATATTTATATTGTTCATAAGTATATCCCCATTTTTGATATTTAAAAATATTTCCGAATAACGATTTCTTTTTACGTATTCTTTTAGATTCAATAAAAAATAAGCATCCCATTATTCTCTCTAAACAACACCTGTCTTTTCTGCAGGTAACTGCTGTTATCATATTACATATATTATATTTTGCGTTGATATAATTAAGAAATCTTAAATTTACATATGATTGTACTCCAAACATCCCGATCCATTTCAAATTTTTCATTCCGAGTATTTTATCAGTTGAACTTAATGATTTTTTTATAAATAGATTATTATTTAAAAAATTGGTTATTCTCAATGAATTATCAACATTTTCTTTATCAGATTCAAAATGCCACAAAGGTAAAGCTTGAACTCCATTTTGTTTAAATGATTCAAAATTTATTCTTCTATGAAAAAACACGCTGTCGTGAATTATTACAGCATTTTCAAAAAATCGCCTTTTTAAAAAATAATAGTACGGTAATAACTCTCCTCTTCCCGGAAATTGAGATTGAATAACCTCTATATTTTTGTAATTATAATCAGCTTTTACAAATTTTTGTATACTATTATCATCAATGATTACTATTTTTCTAAAAGGGTAAAAACGTCTTATACAAATTACACAATTATTCCAATACCGATTAGTCTTTTCAGAATTAACGTGACGAGAAATTATAAAACCATAGTCATTGTTTATATTTTTATTATTAGTAGTATTATCTGTATTATCTGTATTTTCAAAATTATCTGTATTTTCAAAATTATCAATATTATCTGTATTTTCAAAATTATCAATATTATCAATATTATCTATATTATCTATATTTTCAAAATTATCAAAATTATCAATATTATCAAAATTATCTATATTATCTATATTATCTATATTATCTATATTATCTGTATTTTCATTATTAGTCATATTATATTTTATAATAAAAAAATATATTATTTTTTACCAAATATATGAGTTTTATTTATATATAACTAGGTATGTTATCTATATTTATTACGTCATTTGGAACGTCATCTTTAAAATTACAAAATTCTTTAAATTCAGGTCTATTTAATTGAGCTTGAGGAGTATGATTGTGTACACACCTTGATATCATTTTATATAATTTAAAATCAGGATATCTATCAGCTCCATTATTTTTATATAACATATTCATTCCATTATCATCTAGACACCATTCAACTACCAGCCTTTTAATTGGATCACATTTGCTGATATCTTTCACTTCTTCAATATCTTCGACAAGATAATCAAAAATAGAGCAAGCTAATCGACAAATATCAAAACTAAAATTTGGTTCTAATCTAGGTTTTTTTTCATTAAAATACGGTTCTATATTGTATTGAGTAGCCGCATCATTTCCCATTTTAAAACTATCACTACAAAATATTTTTCCATTAAATTTGTATATACTTCTTCCAAAATCTATTATTTTGAATATTCTTCCAAACGTAGGAACCTTATAATACTTTTTGTTGTAACAGTAATAAATATATTTTTTATTTGTAGAATTATACATTACATTATTCGTGTGAAGGTCATTGTGCGTAAAAGCAAACGCTTTTTGATAAGTAATTAGTATCATTATTATTTGCATAAAAGCTGAATACCATTCACTAGGCGTTAGATCATTGTTTAGAATGAGATTGTCAAATGTATCTTCGCAATTTTCCATACATATTAATTGAATAGGGAATTTTGGTATCGTAGCCATTATTTGTTCTTCTTCATAATCATCGTCTTCTCCACTATCGTCTGCGTCATATTCAATTTCTTCTAATTCATTGACATAATCATTTGTAGTTTTATCTTCAGCATCATCATCGCTTCCATTAATGGAAACCACGTCACAACAATTTTCGCAATTACTATTTTCATTATTTTCATTATTTTCATTATTTTCACTATTTTCACTAGACGTATGAGACGTTCTAGATGAACAAGTGGATCCCGATTTAATCGTCGTAGTTTTTTCGTTTGAGCCAATTTGTGTCGTATTTGTTATATCAACCAAATCTAACGTCATATTCTTTAAATCATTCAAATCTATATGATTTTCTTTAATCGTATCATTATCATAAAACATATTTTCATATATTTCATTATTAATAGACGTAACAGAAATAGCCGATTTATTTGTTACATTGTGGTCAATTTTAATAGGTTCCAGTTTTTTTTCTCCATGTGAAAATAAATGTTCATAATCATCCACCTTGAAAAGTAGATCTTTGTTTTTATTAAAAAAGGATGAATTTACCAAATATTCTAAATCGTCAAATATATTTAGTTTGTAATTATTTTTCACTGCTAAAAAGGAACCATAATAATCTAATCCATGCGCAAAATTATTCGCATATATTAGATTACTCGATAAAAATAAAAAAAAACCATCTACATAAGCGCAATTATTAACGTCTAAAAACTTACTATTACATGTTGTTTCGTCGGAATCTATTTTTGGCAATTTGAATAAATTCTTATCATTCACGTTGTATTTTCCTATTAAATACTTATATGGATCTAATAAAGGCGCCATTTTAAAAAAAATATCTTTATCCTTCGTTTTTTGTGTATCTACATTTTTAATTTTACAATGAAATATATTTGACTCTTCTTCTGTTTGTTCTTTAATGCTAGAGATATACCATTTATGGTTCAAGTTTTTATTGTTGTAATTGGTTTCTGTTAAAGAAAAAAATCGTTGATATATCGGAATATAATTTTGTGTTTTAGAGAGAAAAAGAAGTTTCGAATCTTCTAAACTTTTGAAAAGTTCTTGATTTTTTCTTTTTTGATAATTTATGTTAATCATCATTAGCTAATTAATATATAAATTATGTATAATTTTAACTTATTATTTATGAAAAAGTATTAAATTTTAATTTTATATTGCGCGTATTTTTTGGTAATTTTTATTTCCATTTTTATTAAAATGACATTAGAGCTTAAGAAATTTGACATGAAAAGTATTAGTTTTAAACCGAATGAAAATAAAGGACCCGTCGTCGTCTTAATTGGGAAGCGTGATACCGGCAAATCCTTTTTAGTTAGAGATTTATTATTTTATCAACAAGATATTCCTATCGGCACCGTTATATCCGGCACAGAAGAAGGTAACGGATTTTACGGCAAAATGGTGCCCAAATTATTCGTCCACAATGAATATAATACAGCCATTATTGAAAACATTTTGAAACGACAACGCACTGTTTTGAAACAAATTAAAAAGGAAATAGAAACCTATAAAAAAAGCACAATTGACCCGAGAGCCTTTGTTATTCTCGATGATTGTTTGTATGACAATACATGGTCTAGAGATAAGCTCATGCGTCTCCTCTTCATGAACGGCAGACACTGGAAGGTAATGTTGATCATCACAATGCAATATCCATTAGGAATTCCTCCAACCCTTAGAACGAATATAGATTATGTTTTTATTTTGAGAGAAAATTACATTGCCAATAGAAGAAGAATATATGAAAATTATGCTGGAATGTTCCCCACTTTTGAGTCTTTTTGTCAGGTAATGGATCAATGTACTGAAAATTTTGAGTGTTTGGTCATAAATAACAACTCAAAATCAAATAAACTACAAGATCAGGTCTTTTGGTATAAGGCAGATGCTCATAATGACTTCAGATTGGGGTCAAAAGAGTTCTGGGAATTGTCAAAAGGATACAATTCAGACGATGATGTGGAAAAATATGACCCAGGAGCAGTGAAAAAACGCGGTGCTGGACCCAAAATTAGCGTGAAAAAGGCAAATAAATGGTAAAATCTTGCTTTCCGGATAAGACAAGCGCTTTTTACTTTTATAAAAACCGATTCCAAAATATAAAAGCAGTTTAAACGATTTAAAGAATATCTTATTATAAATAGTATAATAAGATGCAACAACAACAACTAAACATCGTTCAATTAATTGAAAATAACCCAATAACAAAGCTTTCGTCTAGATACAATAACAAATTATTAAACAAAATAAAAGCAAATTTTACAGGATTTGAACAACAATTGTTTGTAAGTAGTTTTTATTGCTTTTTAAACTACGATAAAAATATAGATTTTGTTATTGATTTAGATGACGTATGGAAATGGTTAGGATTTAGCCAAAAAGCAAAGGCTTTTTCTTTGTTAGAAAAAAATTTTCAGAATGACGTAGATTATACAAATGTAACTAGTCCTGAAGGTAAAGCGGTTTTAGTTAAACAAAATGGAGGACAAAATATTAAAAAAATATTTTTAACAATCAAATGTTTCAAGTCATTGTGTTTAAAAGCACAAACAAAAAAGGCTTCTGAAATACACGAATATTATATGAAATTAGAAGAAACGTTACAAGAAATAGTAGAAGAAGAAAGCAACGAACTAAAACTTCAATTAGAAAATAAAGATAAACAGTTAAAAGAAAAAGATGAGGAAAATAAGTTGTTAACGAATGAACTGGAAAAAACCGAATTAATCCCAAATATTTATATTTATAATATTGATACAACAAAAAAAAATCCTGAACTAAAAATTGGCTTTTCAAAAAACGTTCATAATAGAATCAAACCATATAAACAAGTTTGCAAATATGGCAAAATAGAATTGTCTATACCAGTACCCTTTTTAGATATTAAAATTGTAGAAAGTTATATTCATTTACTATTATCTCAGTTTAAAGTAAAGGATGAGGTTTTTCAATTAGACGTTGAAGAGGCGAAATTAATTATATTAAATATAATTAATCATATAAATATCATAAATATATCAAACGTATCTGACCGTCAATTAAAATTATCTAAATGTTATGAGAACCAAGTCCAAATTTTGAACAATCAAACCGAGTTTCATACGAAAATATCTACAAATGAAATATCCACACAAACAGATTTTAATGAAGATGAACCATTATCTAAACCACTTATTTTTCAAGACAACCAATTACATAATAATTTTAATGATTTCGTTGAAAAGTTTTGCGTTGTAAGAAGCGACGTTGAAGTTAATTCAAAAGACATAATTGGAAAATATAGACTTTGGAGTAAAAATACAAAAAAAGAAGTTACTATTGCTTTTAAAAATTTTTTAGATACAAAATTTAAATATTGTAGACTTCAAAACCAAGATAAAAATCAAGTTGTAAATGGATATTCTGGAATTAAACTTAAGGACATTGAATACAAAAAATCTCTTTGTAAAACAGATGCTGAAACTTTTATATTTGAAAAATGTCTTTTTACGCCAGGCGGTACAATTTTAAAAAATACATTATTAGACGAATATGTTACATGGAAAAAAAATATTGGGAAAAATATTAATAATAATGAAATGGAAGAAATCATAAATTATTTAAAACCAAATGAAAATGTTTTGTATTCTACTGTGTGGACTTCTCAAGGAAGCGGTCAAGGGTATTATGGAATTATATTAAAATGTGAAGTAAAAGAATATAAAAAACCTTCAACTACTTCTAAAAAAGTATACAAGAGAGAAACTAAAACAAACGAATTGTTGGGAACATGGGACACGATTGCTAAAGCTGCAGAAAGTGAAAATATTTCAGCCGCAAAAATGAGTAGAAGTGTAAAAAACAAAACTGTTTACAATGATGATTACTATTATAGTGATCAATAAATTCAATTTTATGCTTTCTATTAGGATTTTTGAAATGTTAAAAGGCGTAATATGACGTAAAAAAATTGATTTTATTTATTATAAAATAAATAAAATTACAATACAGAATGAGTTTATTTACACGAAATTTGGATGAGTTATTGTTTTTAACAAAACAAAAAATTGATATTGTAAGAAATTTAAAAAAAAATTATAAGGAAAACGTTCATTACATTATTGATAAAAATAAAAATAAAACCCAACATGGAGGACATAACAAGATAGAATTTTATCTAACAGAAGAAGCATTTGAACTATTGAAAAACTCTTATAATTTGAGAAACAGATATATCGTAAATGTCTCGGACAATGTAAAACAAATTAATGCAATATGTATGTGCATTGAAAACCAAACAATAGGATTTATTGAAAATTCATTTAAAGATATTTTAAATTTAAAAAGACAATTTATGATTGGCAAATATAGAGCAGATTTGTATTTTATAGATTATAAATTAGTAATTGAATGTGATGAATTTAACCACTGCGATAGAGATCCTCAGGAAGAAAAAATGAGAGAGGATTATATATTATCGTTAGGAAATAAAATAATTAGATTCAATCCTAACGAAGAAGGATTTGATTTATCTAATGTTTTGAGAGAAATTAATAAAGCTTTATTTTCAAAAAAGTAATTATTTTACAAAATTTTTCATATAAAATATTATTAACTTTAATTATATTTTATATTATACAAAACTCAATAACTTTTTAATCAACTCTTTCCATGGAATCTTCAGAATTTGATGGTTTCTTTGTGGCAAAAGGTCCACTAATTAATAAACTTTGACCGTGATCCGTCTCACCAATGACAACATTTTCGCTCTCAAATAATTCCTTGCGAATATCCGCTGCCGAAATAGTATCCACATTTTTCCCTTGAAATGATATCTCTTGACTGTTTACGTTGTTAATTCCAACCAAGTTACCATCTTTGTCGATTGTTTGCGTCAAGGTATTTCCACTCTTTTCAGCATGTTTAATATTTTCTTCAATTGCTTTTTGTTTGGTGTCTTTAACGCGCTGATCAAAAGCATTTTTAGCGTTGGCTTCATTTTTCGTCTTTTCATGCATCAATTGGTTAAGCTCTTCTTCCATATACTCAACTCTTCCAGTCTTGTAAGCTTCAGGTTCCCAAGGCATCCACATGCCAACTGGTCCCACAAAAACGTCATGGTTTTGATCAATTTCTCGCAACATTTTACATCTAAGCTCAGCCTCTTCCATAGTAGGATAACTACCACGGATCTTTAGGCCTCTAACGCTTGTTTGAAAATTATTTGCGATTCCAAATTTTTTCTCCAATTCCTCTTCATTGTTATCCAAAAAGGTTTTGTAATCATCATCCATAGAGGAATTAGCTAAAGCCTCCTTTTCTTCCTTAACAAATTCTTTAAAATCATTTGTAATATCATCAAACGATAACGTGTACTTATAAGATACAAAATTTAAAAATTGAACAAACTTTTCCATTGATTTATTAAAATCCCACTTCTTTAAAAATTCTTCAAAAAAGAATATTTCTTTATTTTTTAATATTGTTTCGGGGGAAACAAAAGAAACGCATACGAATTTTTGTCCAGCTATAGTTTTATCTTCTTCCAATAAATCAACATATTTAGGATTATTTTTACCATTTACCTTTTTTTTTTCAAACCCCAAATTTTTTTTGGCCGAAATACTTTCTTTAGAACGATTCATTTAATTTATTTAGTTATATTGTTTTAAGTTTTTTATCGCAATATATATATTTTTTTTCTTATTAATATTTATAATGAACGGTTTAGTTAACGTTGGAGAACTTGTTAAGAGAATTATAAAGTATTTAGTTGAAGGTTTAATGGTCGCCATTGCTGCTTTCGCCATTCCTAAAAGATCTTTAAATGTTGAAGAAATTATATTGATTTCTTTAACCGCTGCCGCAACATTTAGTATTTTAGATACATATATTCCTAGTATGGGATCTACTGCTCGTTCTGGTGCTGGCTTCGGTATTGGCGCTAACTTGGTTAAATTTCCCGGAGGGTTCTAAAATCATTTATATACAAAATTAAATAATACATTATTTTGAAAAATGTATTATTCATAAAAGTATTTTAGAATTATATAGTTGGTATAAATTCCCAATCTAATTCTTCACATATTTGTTTCCATATTGTGTCTTGTTCCATTCTTTTCTCTCTATCTTTCAACATGGGAAAGTGTTGAAGATATTGAATTTCACCTAATAACTCGCATAATTTATAAGCAGTATAATAATAATTTAAAAAATTTACACGGTCGTCTGGGCAAGCCTTAGAGTAGGGCGCCTGTAATTCGATAAAAAGATTACACAGCGTTTCTTCTAATTCAGGACTCATTATAGGCGGTTTAATTCCTAATTTATCTTTAATAAATGGTATATGTTCATAATATTTATTATATCCTAATTTTTTTAAGATCTCTTTTGTTTTATGATTTGTAATTTGGGTTGTGTTGATTCTCTCTTTTTTAATTTGTAACTTTATGTTTTCAATCACCTCAATAGGTATTTGTGTTGTTTCTTTACCTTGAAATTGAGACAAAATTTCTTTAAAATGATTAATTCTTTTATAAGCGTAAAAGCATACTTCTTTGGGTGGTTCTTTATAGGACGGTTTTTCATTTTCAATAAGATAAGGTATATTTCTAGAACAAGAGTTACAAATTATAATTCCTTCATCTTCAAGCGGTATCATCTCTCCTTTAAAACAGTGTTGACAAACGTCTGTTTGATAAACAAATGAATTAATATCAAGAAATGTATCATCAATATTGGTGAGATATTTTTGAACTATATTGTTATTTTTTGTTTGATATATATTGTTATCACTTTCATCATTCTGTTTAATTTTAAAAAACGAATTCACTATATTATTTTTATTACAAGCTTTAGAATTTGATATGTTTGATATATTTTTTTTATTTTCAAAATAGTCAAATATGAATTTAGAATTATCCAAAAAATAATCCTTCTTTTTCTTTTTTAAGTCATTTATATTTTTGGTTATTTCATTCATTTTATCGCAAATATCTAGCTTTTCTTCTAACGATAATTCATTATTTACGTCTTCTAACTTCGTTTTTAAATCTTGTTTTTCTATCTTTAAATTGGGAATTATATCATCTTCATATTTAGAAAATTCATTCAAAAATTCTTTATGCTTACCGTCCAAAGTGATCGAAGACTTCTTATTGTACTTAATTTTTTTATTTGTTTTTGGTTTAAAATTTGGCATTGACTTAATTTAAATAAATGTAAGAATATTTATTTAATTAAAAATAAATATAAAATATATATTATATAGATTATAATATATAAAAAATAAAATGATTATTGTATATTTGTAATACATTATAAAAATTCTTATTTTTATATTTTTTTGGCACCATACGCTGTTTGCTTTAAAAATGTAAACTAGTTAAAACGGATTATTACTTTTCTAATAATTAAATAAATATGGATGTAAAAATAAATATAGAACATTTAGAAGAATATATTGAAAATGGTAATTTAAAAATAGATAGCATAACGTTTCAAAAAATGTTATTAATATATAACGCATTAAATGACGGATGGTGTATAAAAAAAAAAGAAAACTCATATGTATTTTCAAAAAATCACGAAGGGAAAAAGGAAGTATTAGAAGAATCATATTTATTAAAATTTATGAAAAATAACTTTGATATTAAAAAACTTATATCATAATAAATACAATTAAATTTTATTAAATACAAAAAAACTAAAATAAATTTTTTGTGTAATTTATTTTATTTATAATTAATTAATTTTAAATCTTTAAATTTTTTTTCTTTAGCATTAATATAAATATGGGAGGTGGATTAATGCAACTTGTTGCCTATGGCGCTCAGGACGTTTACCTTACTGGTAACCCTCAAATTACTTTTTGGAAAGTCACATACCGTAGATACACTAACTTTGCTATTGAATCAATTGAGCAAACTTTTAACGGTCAAGCCGATTTTGGACGCCGTGTCCAATGCGTGATTAGCAGAAACGGTGATTTAGCTTATCGCACTTATCTTCAGGTAACTCTTCCTGAAATTAATCAACTTATGGGTCTTGGAAACTATACAACTGGACAAAATACCGGAGTTTATGCTCGTTGGTTAGATTACCCCGGAGAACAACTTATTGCTCAAGTTGAAGTTGAAATTGGTGGTCAACGTATTGACCGTCAATATGGTGACTGGATGCACATTTGGAACCAACTTACAATGACTGGCGAACAACAACGCGGATACTGGAACATGATTGGAAACACAACACAACTTACATTCATTACTGATCCTTCCTTTTCTGACGTTGATGGTCCTTGCGACTCATTGGCTCCTCGTCAAGTGTGTGCCCCCCGTAACGCTCTTCCAGAGACAACTTTGTACATTCCTCTTCAATTTTGGTTCTGTACCAACCCAGGACTTGCTCTTCCTTTGATTGCTCTTCAATACCACGAAGTCAAGATTAACCTTGATATCCGCCCTATTGATGAGTGCTTGTGGGCAGTTACAACTTTGAACTGTAACGCAAATCCTTACAAAGGTGCCGCTGGACAATACAACGTTGGAACACCTGTTCCCGCCACAATTGCTTACAATCAATCTTTGGTTGCTGCTTCTTTGTACGTTGACTACGTCTTTTTGGATACTGACGAGCGTCGCAGAATGGCTCAAAATCCTCACGAGTATTTGATTACTCAACTCCAATTCACTGGAGATGAGTCTGTCGGTTCTTCTTCTAACAAGATTAAGCTTAACTTCAACCATCCAGTTAAGGAGCTTATATGGGTTGTTCAACCCGATCAAAACGTTGACTATTGCTCTTCTTTGACTTGCGATGCTCTTTTGTTCAAGGTCCTTGGAGCTCAACCTTTCAACTACACCGACGCAATTGACGCTCTTCCTAATGCCGTTCACGCTTTTGGCGGACCCGCAGCTCTTGCCCAAGACAGTCGCGCTTTCATTACAGCCAACGGTCTTTTCCAAGACGCCGGCGCTCTTGATTACATTCCCGAGCAATTCAATGCCGGATTCACTGGTTACTGGCACGGACCTTCCAATCCTTACAATGAGCCTAATCTTGGAGGACAACCAGTCCCCCTTACAACTTCTGGACTCGCTCAAGACGTCCTTGCTGGTCTTGTTCCTGATAACTCTTACCACAACGATAACTCTGGCGTCTCTGATGCTGGAACATTCGTTCTCACTGAGACCTCTTTGGACATGCATTGCTGGGGTCAAAACCCCGTTGTTACCGCTAAGCTTCAACTTAACGGCCAAGACCGCTTCTCTGAGCGTGAAGGAACTTACTTCTCTTGGGTTCAACCTTACCAAGCCCACACCAGAAACCCTGATGAAGGTATTAACGTTTATTCCTTTGCTCTTCGCCCTGAGGAACATCAACCCAGTGGCACATGTAACTTCTCGCGTATTGATAACGCCACACTCCAACTTGTGCTCTCAAATGCTACAGTTGAAGGAACAAAAACCGCAAAAGTGCGTGTTTATGCTACAAACTATAACGTTCTAAGAATTATGTCTGGCATTAAATCCTCCTGTGCCAAACAGTTGGCAGCCACATTAGATATTTGCTTCCTAATGTGGATAAACTGTGTAAAGCAAATATACATTCAAAAACATCAGAATGTATTATATAACCAGCTAGTCTTGGTTTGACTATATAGTCAAATGAAGGCAACATTTCTAAATTGCGGGAACATCCTAATAGCCTTTTCTACTACTTCATTATGTGAAAGCATTTTGAATACCCGGGGTAATGACCTAGGGCATAGTAATAACGAAAAGGATTGGACAATCTGCAGCCAAGCTCCTAATTGCGATAAAGCAAGCATATGGAGAAGGTCCAGAGACTATAATGGAATGGGTTTGAGAAAGCTAGCAACTTTCGATGATAACTTAAGGGATAGTCCAAGCTCAAATAGAAATATTTGAGCGCTGTATAGCTACTCAAGGGGAGGGTTAGCTTATAGCAACTAAGTAAACTGAAACGAATAATTTCAATTAAAAATAACTTAAAGATATTCATATTATATAAATTATAATATGAACTATATTCTTAAATACGATTATGATTCCACAAACAATTGCGGAATAATTTGTTTTAATGATAAAAAAGTATTAATAGATTTTAAAGATTTGTTTTCTATAATTAACTTTGAAAAAAATTTTATTTATTATACAGACGAAAAATTATATCCATATTATTTACGTCATAATCAAAAAATATCCTATTTAGATTACATTTTTAAATATGATGATTCAAATATAAAATATGAGTTTAAAAATAACAACCCTTTTGATCTGAGACGTCAAAATATTAATATTTATCACGAAAAACACAACGAAATTATTAGCAAATATAATGTTATAAATTATAGTTTAGGACATTATTATGAAACTGGGAAAGACGCATATGTAATTAAAAATCCATTATGGTTTATAAATAAATTTGATAAAAATTATATAATAATGTACTGTGAAACGAATACTATTATTAAAATGTGTCAAAAATCATTAGATAAAATACAAGAATTTGAAAGTTTTCAAAATGATGGTAAAAAAATCACTTTTTTTAAACATACAAACGGATACATATCTAGTTCTGTTAATTTATTTATCCATCAAATTATTACTGGCTGTTATGGCAATGGACAAGGAACGAAAAATATTAGCGTAGACCATATTGACAGAGATCCATTAAACAACTGTTGGGAAAATTTAAGAATCGCTACGCGCGAAGAACAAGAATCAAATTCAAAAGGGATTCTAGTCGGAACTAAACGTGCAAGAAAAACAAATGCTAAGCCTTTACCTGACGGAATAACTCATGATATGATGAAAAAATATGTTGTTTTTTATGAAGATTATGCGGATAAAGAGAAAAAAAGATTACGTCAATATTTCAAAATTGAAAAACACCCCAAATTAGATAAAATTTTAATTGGTTGTAAATCAAATAATATTTCAATTTTAGAAAAATTGAATCAAATTAATAAAATCGTAGATGATTTAGAAAAAGATATATATCCAACTAAAACAACTTAAATATAAGAGTTCATAATACAATATACAACGATGCTAACAGATGATATTAAAAATGATAATGAAAAACAATTACATAGATTTACAGCAACGCCTCCACATCCATCTTATATTGCTGGATTCATAGACGGCGATGGATGTATCTTTATAAGAAAAATCGCAGATGGATACCAATCAGGTATATCTATAACACAGTGTAGAACAAATATATTACAAATTGTTCGTTATCACTTTGGTGGAAGTATAACTTCATCAGCAAATAGAAATGATAAAACAGTAAATATTATAGGTGATAATAATTACTATGATAAATACACGCAAAGAAACCAATATAATTTAATAATTAGAAGTAATGAGTGCAATATCATATTAGATTATATAAAAAACAATATTGTAATAAAAAACGCGCAAATAAAATGTTTAAATGAATTTGTCGCGTTAGTAAATTTACAGAATAAAAAAGACGACAAAGAAGAATTATATAAAAAGTGTAGCGATTACAATAAAAAAAATCTATCTAATAATATAATTTTTGAAAAAATTACAATAGAATATATAGCAGGATTATTTGACGCGGAAGGTTGCTTTTATATTTGTTTAACAAAATTTTCAAGGTCGTATATTTCAATAACCCAAAAAAATTATCCTGATGTTTTAGTATATATTTGTACTTTATTAGGTTTTGGAAAAATTGATTGTGAAAATAAATTCAAAATCTATAAACAATCTGATTGCTTAAAATTTATTCAATTAATAAAAGAACATTTAATTGTCAAATATAATCAAGCGTGCGCGTTTGAAATATTTTTAACAACAACAGATGTAAAAATAAAAGAAGAAATGTATGTGATTTGTAATAGAGAAAAACACGAAATTGAACTATTCACGGATTTAAATAAAAACGAAAATGGTAAAGACGGCTATTTAGAAAAGGTAAGACTAACAGACATTAAAAAACAAGTTTGTAAAGAAATACAGTTAATATGTAAAGAAATACAGGTAAAACAAATTTACAAAGAGAAATCTGAAAAAATGAAAGGAGAAGGCAACCATAATTTTGGGAAAACCTTTTCAGAAGAAACCAAAAAAAAAATGTCTGCGTCTATACGTGAAGCAAAGGGGGGCGTAAGCGACGACATAATTATACAAGTTAGAAAATTAATTGGCGAAGGTCGTAAAAATACAGAGATACAAGAAATTCTTGCTTTACCCAAGCATACCATAACTAGAATAAAAAATGGGGAAATTGTTTGTAGAAATGAAGAAAAAAAGGAAAAACAACCTTTAACTCAAGTAGAAGTTAATTTATCAAAAAGAAAAATATTAGTTCATGAAATCATACTTGTAATTGAAAGATTGAATGAAAACTGGAAACCAACTCGTATTTTAGATTATTTAATAGACCGCAGAAATACAAATAATGAGGCAGAACCAAATAATCTTACCATTGATATTATTAAAAATATTAAAAGAAATTTAACAAATGGAAAACCAGTTATTTATGAATCTGAATTGCCAAAAGAAAGATATGAATATTATTTGACGCTTATTAACAATTTCGCTCAAAAATCTGTTTAAAATTATATTTATTATGTATAAAATGGATAACAAATATAAAGAAAAATTCATACAAATGAAAAAAGAAAGAAGAGAGAAAAAACGCACAAATAAGCGTTCTATTACTGGCGAAGAAGTTATTTTTATTTTTGAAAAAGTATTGGAGGGTTGGAAAACAATACGCATTTATAATACCATTATTCAAAATAATCCTAATTCGGCAGTAGATAAGAAAAAAACAGAAACAATTTCTACCGGTAATTGTAAAGTTTATCCATCTGAATTATCAAGTGATAGATTTGAATATTATAAAACTTTAAGAGAGAAAGCGTATGAATATCATAATACTTTGACTACTATAAATATTGGATAACCAATTTAGACTTACATTTCTATAACTATCTAAATAAGATGAACGATTCTGATACGGAAGAAAAAACAGAACAACAATATGCGTATGAGAGAGAACAAATAGAAAAAATGTTTCCCAACGCAAAATTTGAAATCGCAATAGATTTTGAAGAATTAGACGATGTTATAACAGACCTTTCAACAATTATCATTAAAAATACTTATGACTGTTATTGTTATTGTTATGATATGTGTAAAAGAAACGCGGATTATTTTTATATAACAGCAACAAATGGAGAAAAAATGACAAATAAATTTATTATTCAAGAACTAATAAAGCAAGGATTAAAGTTGAATTGTAACCATGTTTTTGTAGAAGGATTTTATAAATCAAAAGATAGTGATTGTCAATTTGAAATATGGATCGGCTCATAATTTTTCTCACATTATAATAAATGACAAAAACAAAAGTACCAATTCGTTACGTTCCAAAGAATCTAACGAAAAAAGACAAACAAAAACAAATTAAAATGTTACAAAAATCAAGAAAATTATATAAAAACAACAAATATTACACAAGAAAGAGCGTTTCTTCTTATAAAAATAAAAAGTCAAATCATATAATGGACGCTCGTAAAATATACAAAATAGATAAAATAACGCCTAACAAAGAACTATCGTTGAAAACAGGATGTTCTTTACAAGCCTTACGACAAATCGTAAAAAAAGGCGAAGGCGCGTATTATTCATCAGGATCACGCCCAAACCAAACACCACAATCTTGGGGTTTAGCAAGATTAGCTAGTTCCATCACTGCTGGCAAATCAGCCGCGGTTGACTACGATATTTTAAACAAAGGATGCGACCATAACAAAAAGGCATTCAAATTAGCAAACAAGGCAAAAAAGCAATATAAATTCGGACATTCAAAAACAAAAAAAATAAGTATTTAATAATATACTATGAATAAAGAATATTTAAAAGTTATACCATATACAGCAACGTCTTTATCTGTAGTGGGCAGATTTATATTTATGTTTCTTTTGTATAAAAATAAAAGCACAAATAGTTTATCTTTGTTGTTTTGTATTTTGAATATTTTTTCATCTAGTATGTGGATATATTATAGTGTTCAAAAGAATGATACGCCGATGGTTTTACGAAGTTCTACCGAAATTTCGTTATTAACCTTATCATCCATTTACATAATTCGTAATAAATTAATAACTTATCAAAACAATCTACAAGCGCAAATATTGCCTGCGTAATACGTAAGTAAAAAATTATATTTTAATTTTATTTATATTGTATTTTTACTTAATAACAGGCTTATCATTTTCTTTGACGTTTGTAGATTTGTCTAATATATATTGACCGCATGGTCCACAATGATCTTCATTCGACAAATCAATTTTACGATCCATTTTTTTATTACAATAATCAATATTCCATCTACCTAATATTTTTTTATCGTGTCTTATCATGAATTTTTTTATTATATTTGTTATGAATTTCATTAGTAATATAACATATAACAAATAAATATTTAAACTGTTTTATAATAATTTTAATATAAGCATAGAATCATTCATTTATACCATTCAGGTTTCTCTCTACGCTTGTTCCAAGAAGCAATTTTTTGTTTCTCTTCAGACATATAATAGTTTCTATAAGATTCAACTGGGTCTTCCGATTTGTACTGAACAGGCATAGCAAGAGCAAAAGGCGTTAACCCTTCTACTTCGAATGCTTCATCGCTAGGCATATTTTCTCTCAAAAGTAAAGCGATTAGATACGATTTATGAAATTTAGTTTCTGGGTGTCCATAACGAAATCGCCATTCATTGTGAAGCTCTTCCACTAGATCAAGAGTCCATATAAAGTTCGCCTTGGATTTACGACACCAAATAGTTACTGGATGATTTTTATGAGCCAATTTATATATTCTCTCATTTATTTCGTCATCTGGACTTAATATTCTTTTTGCGGAACAAAGCATTTGAACGGCTTCTAATAATATTTTACTAACATGTTTATCCATCATGTATTGAGCAATTTCGTGTTGAATAAGTGAGAGAATAAACAAATTCATTTTTCAAAGGGTTACAAAGTTGTTTTAGTTACGTTATGTTACGACTACAAAATAAGTATTTTACATTATAAAATAACGTAAAATATGATTTCAATTTTTTTTCTACAAATATAATATGAATATAAGTAAAAATGATTATACATTTCCATTTGATACTTGTGAAAAACCTCAAAATAAATTTTTCGCTCAGCCGTATTCTGTTATTATAAATTGCGCATCAACAATGATTGTCCTATATTTTTTATGGAATGTACGCACTTTTCACGCTTTTATACTTTTATTTTGTTTACTATTATTTGACTTATCTCATACATTTTCTCACTTTGTACACGTCAAGCCAGGAATTCAAATAACGTTAGTTCACGTTTTAGCGTATTTATTAAACTTTGCGTTTTTGTATGCGCTTTACAAACATACAAAAAAAATACCATCTGTAAAATTTATTCTTTTTTTATTTATAGTAATTTCTTTTGACATATACGCATTTTTTAACTTGTCATTATTATATTATATATTTTCCCAAATTGTATTCTTTTTTGCTATTTTTATTTATTATTATGATTTATTATCAAAAAGCATAAAACATAATTTAAATTTATTATTATTTTTTATTGGTCTTATTTATCTCGGATTTGTAAATGAAGCGTTTAATTGTAAAAAAATGTTAAAAACTTTTCCAAATTTTCCATTTCATGCTATTATTGAAATATTAATTTTGTTTTCAGTTTATATATTTTGTTCTAGTTTTTACAAATTTTAATATTTCAAATATCACTTCATTACGCTGTCTAGTTTTATCATTTTATTATATATAATAATATTTATTACA